TTACTTAAGACCAGTACCGGTTTTGTAATCAACTACATAAGTTCCGTTTTTTTGAACAAAGTGAATTGAAACACTAGCATAGTATGAACCATCGTCTAAATCCCAATCGCAATCCATAGATGGAACTTCCGAATCAGTATCAATATCGTAGTCAGTATCTGTCTCAGTTGTATTTGGTTCACCGACAGTTGCTACAATCTCGTCATAAGTAGTAGTGCCATCTACAATGCTATCAAAATAAGCATCAGTCCACTTAAATGCGTCATCAGCTGCTTTTTCAGCAGCAATAGACGAGCTTTCCTCTGCTATAGATGATTCGCTATATTCTTTATCGATTGATTTTGAAGTCTTATCATAAGCCTTGCTCGCTTCGTCGAGAGCATTGCTATATATTGATTGCGTAGCCAAAACAATTACTAACGAAGCCAATGCTAATAGAGTTCCAATCAAAGCAAGCACCTTCTTGTTTTTGCGATTGACAATCAAAGCTATTACGCCTAAAACCAGCGCGAAAAGCCCGACTATAAAAGAGCCGTTATTTAGAAATGGCACCCAAGAACCAACTAGAGCAATCGCTCCAAAAACAATCGCCAAAATACCTAAGACTTTCTTTTCGTCTTTCATAATATGAATCCTCCTATCCAGCTTTTAACGTGGTTCAGTCTTTTGCACGTAGTTTTTTTGAAAATTAATCTATCAAATTAAAAAATTCTTCTTTTACCATGATTTCGTCAGCAAGTGATGTCAATTCGTACTTTTCCATGAATTGAGCGTAATTAAAGTCTTCGATATTATCCCAATAAGACAATTCATCTTTTAGCAGATGATGAATCATACACCTATCAGCTTGCAATTCAGCTTTTTCTTTATTGAATTTATAATAACTTGCTGTATGTTCTTTATGACCGAATTCATGATAAATAACTTTATCTTTATGAATTCCTTCGAGTTTTGAATTAATAGCGATAGCATTAAAGAGTGGATTATAAAAACCATCCCTCTCAATCACATCCCCCTCAAAATAGCATATTGGTATTCCGTGTGATTTACACAATTCCTCTGCTGACATAATATTATCCTACTTTTTCATTTTTAATTGAGCTTCAAAGACGTCTGCTAGATAATTAATTTCATCTTCTGTCAATGGTTTACCATCAAAAGCCATAGAGCCAGCAACGGCTTTTTTTAAATCAACGGTAGCATCATCGTTGTCAGAAGCTATTCTGGGATTATCCGTACGCCCCAATAAATAATCAGTGGATACATTAAAGTAGTCAGCAATTTCTTGCAGGCGGTCAGATTTTGGGTTCCCTTTTTTAAGGCTATACAGATAATTTGTACTATATCCCAATCGTTCTTCAAGAGTATTTAAAGATATACCTTGTTTATCAGCTAATTCTTTGATTTTGTCAAATGCTAAAATCATTGTTATATCAACCTTTCTAGCATTACAAAAAATATTTTTAAAATTAATTCTAAAAAATACTTGACTTTTTCTAAAACTAGTTTTAAAATATAATTTGTAAAGCGAATAAATAAGCGAAACAAAAAACGAAGATAAAACTAAAAAAATAAGTTTGGCGACTTTGATTATCAGTATTTATCAAGTATTTTGTTAGTGATTTTCTTATACATTGATTTTAAAACTAATTTTAATTATTGTCAATATATTTTATAAATTTTTCGCAAAAAAATTCGCTTTACCATTTTAAAGAAAGGAAATATATAAAAATGAGTCAGCAACATCAAAAGTGGATTGCTTTAGTTGAACAGCGATTGAAAGAGAAGAATTGGTCGAAAGCAGATTTAACACAAGCGGTTGGTTTACGAAGTCAAGGTACCATTACCGATTTGCTCAAAACTGGTAAAGGTAGTGTTGATTTAAAACTACGTGTTTCTAAAATTCTTAGCATTCGTGAACCGTGGGAGGAATTTGAAGAAAACTAGAAAGGAGCGAGCATGAACGAAATAGCATTATCAGACAATCTTGCGCAGATTGAACTTGAAATCAATCATCATAAGCAGATTGCAGGTCAGTCTATTTGGGAAATTGGCAGACGGCTAAATCATGTTAAAGAGCACGATTTAGCGCATGGGCAGTTTATTGATTGGCTCAATAAAATTGAAATCGACCACACAGCTGCTAAAAGAATGATGAAAGTAGCTCATGAACTTCCAAATAGTGCAACGTTGCACCATTTAGGTTCATCAGCTCTCTACCTAATCGCCACTCTTCCAGACGAAGCTAAGCAAGAACAGCTTGACCGTATTGAAAACGGCGATAATCCAACAGTTCGTGAACTCCAAGAGGTCAAACGTCAACTTAAATTATCACAAGCAGACAATGAACGTTTGAAAGTTCAAAACGAAAATTTGGCAGAGCAGGCGCTCTCTCAAACGGAAAGAGTCGTCGAAAAAGAAGTCGTTAGAGAGGTAGTGCCAGACGATTATCAATTCTTCAAATCTAACTATGAAGCTTCTGAACGCAATAACGAATTTTACAAGCAACAAAATTCAGAGCTTCGAGAAGAAATGAAAGAGCTTGAACGTATCATCAAAGAACAACAGCAGAACAAGGCTTCTAGAGAAGAATTATCTGAATTAGAAGAACGCAAACAAGCCATTTCTTTTGAATTGGATTCTCTTAAAAAAATTGTTGCGCTTAATGAAGCTGTTGAAAGTTTCTTGACAACACACGCTTCTTTGCAATATTCGTCAGATTTTTCAAATCTTTATAACAACAGAGATTTAACACTCTCTCTATTAGATACTATCAATCGTCTAGAAAAATGGATTGATGACATTAAATCAGAATTACCAAAATCAGAAATTATCGAAGGAGAATAACTATGCGTACTTACAGTCATTTTGCACAAGGAAATATTTTTAACGATGGACGACAAGCGAACGTTGTCTATGTGACAAAAAACTATCAAATGTTTAACTTTAGTAAATTTAATCGAAACGTCTTCTTGTCGCCAGAATTTTTGAAACAAGCAGAAATTGGTTTTGTTTCACCAATTATCGTAAACGAAAACATGACAGTTATTGACGGTCAACACCGTTTATCGGCTTGTCAACAGCTTGGTTTACCTGTTGAATACGTTATTAAGGAAGGTCTAAACGAAGATGATATTGTTCGTATGAACACCGTTCAACGTCCATGGAAGTTGATTAATTATATCGAAGCTTACGCTAACGAAGGTAAAGAAGAATACGTTAAGCTTCTAAATTTAATTAACACTAAAGATTACTATCAAAGCGTAGCTATCATTTCTCAAATCGCTTTCAACTCAAATACTCCAAGAGGAATGATTGAGGCTATTTAAAAAGGTACGTTCAAATTTCATAATTACAATAAGACCGTTGAATTTTTGGCTTATTTGAAATTATTCAAAGAAAAGACACGTATTCCTTACCGTTCAAATCTTTCTCGAGCATTGTATATGTTGTTTACATACAAAAAAATCAACATGGATACATTGATTAAAAAAGTTGTTTCTACAGGTTTGAATGAAGAATTGATCGTTAAATCACCTAACTACTCAGAATGCATCAAAGAGTTGCTAACAGCTTATAATTATCGAACTTCTGTAAATTATGTTGACTTTGCAATCAATGCGAAAGGAAACGTCATCATTAATAGCGAGAAACACGACTGGGCCCTTGACGAATACGAAAAAGAGTAAAGAAAAAAGGAGTACATGCGTACATACTCCTCAGTCATTTTGCTAACACTATTATAACACATTTCCAGCTAGGTTGCTACGGTTCTAGCAGACAACCTCCGAAATATAAATAATTGACATGATGAAACGAACTCCATTAAGTCTGCTAGGACTATACCAGCCTAGCTGGAAGACAAAAAAAGAAAGGATATGACATGAAAATCCAAAGTACTATCGTTTTTTACAAAGATGGCGACAAAAACATATACCTTTTTGAAGCAAACGACATCGATGATATATTCCAAGCCCTTGAATATGATGCGTTCAAAGATAAGAAAGACAGAGCATATTTTTTGGCTGATGGTGTTGAGATTAAATTAACAGAATAGGGGGATAAATATGGCTACAAAAGAAAGAATCACTGAATTCACAGAAGTGTCATTCACGTACTTAAAAGAAGTCATTCAGGAATCTGATAAAAAAGACCCAGAAACTATCAAAGCAGTTTCTGAGTTGATTAAAACAGTAAATGATTTTATTAAGATTTACTGACTTTCGAGATGATTGTACCAAAAAAGCCACTGAAAAATCAGTGACTTACACAAAAAAAACTTACTTACATTATACCAGAAAAGGAGCGCTTATGGATAGTGTAATGCAAAATTTCGTTGATTGGCTGAAAGGCATAATCAAAGAAACATTAAGCAAGCTTCTGGAAATCGAACAGGATGACGGGTTTCCGGAATTGATGGATATGAAAACAACTTATAAATTTTTAGGTATTTCATATGACACATTCCAGATTTACCGTAATTATGATGGTTTCCCAAAAGAATTGCCAGCCAAGCGCTGGTCAAAACGAGCTATTAAGAAATGGCTTGAAAATCAAATTTAAAAGCTTCTGGACAAGGCTTAGAAAGAGGAAAAAACATGGACTTATTTATTATCTGCTTTAGTTTAGCAGCCCTGCTATACGTGCTAACGTTGCCATTTGTCGGCAAGAGAGCACATAAGGAAGAAGAACCAAAGCGTGGGTATTCAAAACATTTTCCGCACGAAGAGAGTCAAATTGCGTACAATCGCATGCACGGTTTACCAGATGATGCAATTTAAGAGGTGCTAAATGGAAAATGAGTATTTTGACATAGACGAAATCATGGTGATTGATTTTGATAAAAATGGCTGGCACGGCTACTTTGGTGAAAGGGAGGAAGAAGATTAATGCATATTAACGAAGTAAAGAATAATGCTTTCTACCAATTCCCACAGTGGCTCTTAAAAGAAGAACCTTATAAAAATTTGGGTGATAAAGCAAAGCTAATGTATATGCTGCTTTTTGACCGCAGAACGTTATCAATTAAAAATAAATGGTATGACGATGACGGTCAGATTTACCTATATTTTACAAATGAGCAGTTTATGAAAGAGCTTAATTGCTCAGAAAAAACAATTATAAAAGCAAAAAAAGAACTTTCTCAAATAGGATTATTGAAAGAGGTTAGACAAGGAATTAATAGACCTAATCGCTTGTATATCAACGGAACTGTAGAAAGTACAGGTCAAGACCTGAAAAAAGTACAGCACGGAACTGTAGAAAGTACAGGTCAAGACCTGAAAAAAGTACAGGGAATCAATACTAATAATATCAATACTAATATATCAAATAATATATATACAGATAACAAGCCAATCAATTTCGGACAGTTCGTAAAGGCGGAAGGTCTAAAGGTCAATGACAGACACATGACACGTCTGTTAGAGTATATCGGCTTGGACGGTATGGATATGGAGCTGGTTAAAGAGGCAGTTAGACGAACTACTGATGGCGGTATTGATAATCCTAATTACACTTTTACGATTTTGGATAGTTGGAAAGCAAAAGGGATTACAACGGTAGAGCAAGCTAACGAAGAGAAAGAAAATTTTCAAAGTCAAAAACAGCGACGTAGCTATCCTAACCAGCAACAATCATCCAAAAGCAACGTCCCTGAATGGGTAGGAGAAGAATACAAACACGAAGCAACAGTAGACGAGCAAGCTAAGCTTGACGCGCTGAAAGCAGCATTTTTAGAGGAGTAAACATAAACATGAACGTAAAACAAACAATTTTAGAACAACACAAAACACTTGAACGAGTTAGACAATTGCAAAAGGAAATGCATGAAATCTGTATGTTTTCAGCAGGACTTGAAGCACTTGAAAACAGTGAAACTAATCAAGACAAAGAGAAAATGCAAGAGGAGAACGAAATGATTGAAACATATGAGCTAGTTATCAATGGTGAAATAGTATTTTTTGATAAAGAAAACTCAGCGCTTGACTTACTTAAGAAAATCAAAGAGCAAACAAATATCGAAGTCGAAGTATTTGAAACAATTAAAGAGCAATTAATTTAAGGAGCAGATTATGACAACAACAGAATTAACGCAAAGACAAATTACGTCAAGTGTGGCTAACCGAATTGAAGAAATGAAAGGCGAAGGCTTGCTAGTAGCGCCAAATTACAGTGTAAGTAATGCTCTAAGCTCTGCCTATTACGCTTTGACGAATTCAAATAGCGGCAATTTGCTAGGAAAATGTACGCAAGACAGCATTTACAACGCCTTGCTTGATATGGTTACACAAGGTTTAAGTCCAGCTAAAACCCAATGCTATTTCATTCCTTACGGGAACAAAGTCAAATTAACACGTTCGTATTTTGGAACGATGAAAGTCGTTAAACAGTTGCCAGAAGTCAAAGATATTTACGCTCAAGTGATTTATGAAGGTGATGACGTTGAAATTAAGAACGTCGAGGGTCACAAGGTGCTAGTCAAACACGATACTAATTGGCTAAATCAGGATAATCCAATCATCGGTGCTTACTGTATCATCGAAAAAAACGATGGTGAGAAAGTTTTGACAATCATGACCAAGAAAGAAATTGATAAAGCTTGGGCCCAATCGAAAAACAAGTCAATTCAAAACAACTTCCCGCAAGAAATGGCAAAACGTACGGTAATCAATCGTGCTGCTAAACAGTTCTTTAACACAAGCGACGACAATGACTTGTTCATTGACGCGGTCAATCGAACGACAGCGAACGAATATGATGACGAACGAAATGTCAAAGACATAACGCCAGAACAAGACGACAGTGAAAGCATTGATAGTTTCCTTGGTGAACCATTGCCAGAAGCTGCTGACGAAGAAACAAAACAACCTAAAGATGTGACACCAATCGAAGACACCCCTCAGGAGCTCACGGAAGCCCCAGAATCGACTGAAATGTCTGAACCTGATAATAATTTACATGAACCAGAGCAAACAGAGCTATTTGAGCAGCTAGGAGACCTATATGACTAAACTAACAGATGAGAATTATTATCAAGACAAAACTTACTTGTCTAATTCACGATTTAAGCAATACATGCAATGTCAAGCTAAGGCTTACGCCGTTGATAATGGCGAATGGGTAGAAGACCGAGACGAGACCGCTCTTTTGGTCGGCAACTACGTACATAGCTACTTTGAATCCGAAAAGGTTCACGACGCTTTTGTTGAAGAAAACAAAGAAAAAATCATTGCCAAGACAGGTAAGAATAAAGGAAATCTTAAAGCTGATTTCGTTGTCGGCGAAAAAATGATTAACGCTTTGAAAGATGACGATAATTTTAACCGTTTATATCACGGCTATCCAAGTGATGATGTCAAAAAAGAAATGATTGTTATTGGTGAAATCGAAGGAGTGCCGATAAAAGGCAAGCTTGACAGTATCAACCTATCTCGCGGATACTTTGTTGACCTGAAGACAATGAGGTCAATCTATAACGAAGAATGGAACGCAGACTTACGCAAGAAAGTGCCAGTGGCAGTTAACAATATCTTGGATTTCGGTTATAACGGACAGCTTGCTCTCTATCGTGAGCTACTGAAACAGATGACAGGCCAAGAGTTTAGGCCACTTATCGTTGCTGTTTCAAAAGAGAACGTTCCTGATAAGGAATTTATCAAAGTTGATGAAAATTGGCTTGAAGAGGGTCTTGACTATATAAAAGACAATGTCAAAGAAGTCTGGGACGTCATTCAAGGTAAGCAAAAACCTAAAAAATGCGGTCATTGCGACTATTGCAAAGCTCAAAAGAAACTTTCTAAACTTATTAGCTTAAATGACATGATAGGAGATTAAAAATATGCAAATGGAACACGTTACAGATAGCGTCACTATCTATTCGGACGGAACTAACTTGCAGGTCATTCATGACCTTGGTCAGGAATTCGTCTTAGATCTCGAACTCGAAAAAGAACCAGCTTTCAATATTGATGATTTAGGCAAGACAGGTTACAGCTATCACCTAAGACCATTCTTTAGTGTTTCTGGGTTCTGCTCAAAGGGCGAAGCTGACCTTCATCGATTGCGTTGGGCAATCTTACAATTTCAGGAATTTGAGCAATATTTAGCAGATAATCAAGCAGAAATGCTTGAATGGTATTTCAATCCGAAGGGAGAAACAGAATGATTGAGTTTGTTAAAGAAGCAGGAATGGCGTTTGTTTGGTTGTTCTTAGGTTATCTATTGGGTGAACGCCAAAGTAAAAAATAAGCCTCGGAATCGGCTCAAAAAGTGACCTAGAAAGTACGTGTCGGTTAACAGGACGACATGTAAAGAATTTCAGCGGGCGCAAGTCCTACTCACACAATTTAAAACGTGCCCGCTTTTGTTTTTGAGGAGAAAAAAATGAAAGAAGAACTTATCAAAATGACGCAAGAAGATTTTGAGGGATACGCTAAACATCAAATCTCAGAGCACCTTGAAATTAAATCGTATGAAGTTTATATGGTTTGGTTTAATTACACGCTTAGCAATATGAAAGGGTTGTTTAGCTTTGACAGTAAGAAAGCTTATCCGATGAGCAATCCAAACGCTAAACTCCCTGACTATGTTGAAGTGACATACGACAGCGAAAAGCATGAATTTTATTTCGATTGGTACACGAAAGAACGACAAGAAGTCACTCACGTCGCTTTTGAGATTCCGGGGCTTACTGATGGAATTTGAGTTTATTTTATCGAATACCAAGAAGCAAAAACAGATGTTAAACGCCAATGACCGCCCACATTGGACGCAAAAGGCCAAAATCACCGCATATTTACGTGCCACAGCCGCTAAAGAGGGTCAAAGGTATAAAATTGTACCCCCTTATTCAAAAAAGCGCCCTTGTGGGCTCGTAGTGACGATTTACGCCCCTACAAAAAGACGGCTTGACCCACCAAATTTTTATCCGACAATAAAAGCGCTCGTTGATGGACTGACAGACGCTGGAATCTGGACGGACGATAACTCGGAAGTCATTAAATTTATGACTTTTAAACGAGGTGGACCAAGCGAAATACCCGGAAAATATAGGGTTAGATTGGAAATAAAGGAATTATGACAAGAAAATTTATTGTTAGAGAATACAGCCCAAAGCTTAGAACAGCGACTTGGTTCGCTACGGACAAAGATTTTAAAGAAACAGAGTTTAAAACAAGAAAACAAGCTCTAAAATACCTAGAAAAAGCTCGTAAAGAGCCCGGACAGACAGAATACTATGAGGTGGTAAGTTGAAAGCTGAAAGATACATGTTTTTAAGTATGTTGTTATCGTTTACAACCATCGTTATAGTCGTCTTCTTCACGATTGAGCTAGGAATGCAAAAAACTGTTTATAACAATAAAATTACCGAGTTAAAACTTGAAAATACTAAGCAGAAATACGAAATCAAGCGATTAAAGGATAATCAAAGAATTATCTATCACGCTGACAATTACGGGGGAGAGTACGATTATGAAGGTACGGTTCACACTAACAAACAGTGAAATTGAGGAAATCGAGGTATTAGAGAATGAAGAATAAAAAAATCGCAGCTTTGGCAGGTGCAGCGCTCATGACAATTGGTTTAGCTACGTTGTCAGGTTGCTCTACAGAATCAGATAAAGTCTCTTATAACATTAGCAAAGAAGCTGATAATTTCAACGTTCGCAGACGTGTAGCAGTTATCAACACACGTACAGACAAGATTGAATTCAAAGTGGAAGGTCTTATCTCAGTTGATACGTCAAACAGCAAGAAGTTAGTCGTTATTGCTGAAGTATCAAAAGGAAAATACAGAAAGCACTTAATCAACATGACTAAAAATAACATGTACGTCGTCGAAGATTTAACAGACGGAACGAAAGTCAATAAATACAAGTACGAAGTTGAGTACATGCCTGAAAGCATTCTTCCTGTAACGATTACAGATAACGAGTGAGGTGCTGACAAATGAAGAATAAAGCGCTAATAATGCTAGTCGGTCTAGTGTTGACCGTAATTGGGCTTGTTGGGTGTTCAGAAAGCGGAAACGCGGCAAGTCATGGCACGTACGCTTACATACCAACCGATAAGCAGAATTGTGGTTGGGAGCGTGTGAAAATAAAAAATTATTATTTCGGCCAGAAAAGAATTGAAATCGAAACAACAGACGGACGAACCATTGAAGGGTACAATATTACAATTGTGAAGGAGTAGAAATGAACATTAAACAGACGATGATTAAAGCTTTGAGACATACTAAATGGGCGCCACCACAAAGTGTTGATGAAGAAAAATGGTATGAAGCTTGCGATAAAGCAATCGAGCTTGTCGAGCAACTCAAAGAGCCTGATGAAACCAAGATGAGCCTGAAAGATTTGGAGCGAGCGAATACACTTGTCGAAAACGTCAAAATTTTAGAAACATTGTCTAAAAGTGAAATTTATCACATTGCTGTAAAATATCCTGACGGAAGAGATGACTGTTTATTTATGGAAGACGAAATCAAAGAAAAAATTCAGAAGGTGTTTGAAGATTACGCTGATGAATTAAAAGCAGAATTGAAAGATTTGGGGGTTGAATATGAATAAACAAGAATTAATTGACAAACTGAAAAAACGATTAAAAGCACCATCAGAAATTGATGACGCCGACTTTAATAAATTCTATAATCTTGCCATTAATTACGCTATTTATTTTGCCGAGCAACTAGATGAACCAAAAAGACCTGCAGTTCCAAGATACGTAGCAGACTTCTACGAGTCTATCAAAGATGATTTTGAAGGTGGAGTGTATGAGCTTTGTACGCAATTTTATGAAGACGAAAGCCAATTAAGCGATGAATTGTACTGGTGGTTTAAGTCCTCTGAAAATAAACCAATCGAGACACTAGTAATGATGCATAAATTTGGCTATGAAGTTAAGAAAGAGAAGCTATATACAGTTAAATTCTCAAACGAAGATTTTGGCAAAATTTACATTGGAATTTTTAAGAAATTTAACAAGCTTGGAATAAGCTCATTGCCTTTAAATGATGACGAGATAAAATCATGGTTCACGGAAGACGAACTCAAGAGATTCAAGTTCTGGGATAATCCGGCTTTTGAAGTTAGGGAGGTGGAGGAGGAATAATGACTAGCTTTGAAACTACAATTCTTAATTTATTAGCACACTTTCTTTTATGGCTTTGCATGCTCATACTCTTCTGTGGAGCTTTATTTCTATTAGCCCTTGTGATTGTTGCAGCATGGAATTTAATTGAAACTGGCTACAAAGATTTTAAGGAATGGAGAGCTGGACGGAATGATTAAAAAGTATATTAAAACAACACCTGTTGAAGCTGTTCAGGTAACTGGGGATAATCGTGAGGAAGTAAGAGAGTTTGCTTTTTTGCAAAGAATCGTTTTTTGCTATGGGCCTATAAGACATTCAATTGACACACTTGAGGGTAAAATGCGTTTCTCAGATGGTGACTATCTCATTAAGAACCAGACTGGTGAATGTTATGTGTGTCGAAAAGATATTTTTGAGAAAACATATGAAGAGGTGGAAGAATGATATTTGTGACTTGGATCCTGCTGGGATTCCCAATGTTTGTAGTATACGATGAAAAAAAGCGACCGAGATTAGTGGCGTGCGGGTTGATTTATCACATTATCGATGTATTTCTTAAGAATAGAGGAGACAATTAAATGACACCAAAATTTAGAGCATGGACAGAAGAAGGCAAAGTGATGTATTACGATGTCTATCCTTTCAAAGATGATACCTTATTGCTAAGTTATGACGAAATTGCTTTTGATGAAGTGCCAGCAAGCGATTTCATCCTCATGCAATCAACAGGACTTAAAGATAAAAGCGGCAAGGAAATTTTTGAGGGAGACGTTGTTAGGTATGAATGTTGTTTTGAAAGCTATGTAGAAGAGGTTATTTATGATGATAAGCACTGCAATTTTGGGACGATTGATAAGGATGAAAAAACATTCTCATTTGATGCTTTAATTAGCGATTTCGACGTGGATTGTTTTGAAGTCGTTGGCAACAAATATGAAAATCTAGAATTATTAGGAGAATAAAATGAGATATGAAAATACACATGCTGAACTTTTAGAAGTGCAGCTCGTAATTGGTAAAACAGTTATTGAAAGTATGCTAGAACTTATTCCTAAGAAAGGTACAGAAAAGGCAATCATTCCTGTGACTCTTGAAGATAATGAGTTTGAAGTTGAGGTGAGAATGAAATGAATAAAGTTACAGTTTACAAAATAACTAAAGGAGACCATAATTATCTGATTGCTGACCCTAATGTTATGAGAGATGCAATAGTACAGTTTCTTGAAGATGAAAATGTTGATGAAGTTGTGATTAGGAAAGGGGAGTAAATGAAAGAACTAAAAGAAATTATTGATGGAGTAGCTCACTCGCTGAATATGACAGTTGATGGCTTAGTTAAAGTTTATCCACAGATAAGAACAGAGTACAGCTGGTATTACATTTGTAACACGTTCCAAGTTATTTTTGCATTACTTTTTTTGCTAAGCATAGGTATTAGCGCGGTTACTTTGGCTATTTGGGTGTTTTCGGTTAACAACTACCGCAGCACAGAAAAGCGTTGTAATGATAATTTAAAAGCATTTAAAGCGAGTTTAACTATCACCTTGGGGTTATTCGTTATAGTTTTATTAATAATTGTTCTAAAAAGCTTTATGTGTCCTGACGTGCTAATAATCAATAGATTAATATCGGCAACTAATTAATCACCCACAATGGTATCTAGCGCCGTTCGATTCGGCGCACGGGTATAAGGCTAGGAAGAAAAAAATTAAAATAGAAAGTTGGCCTATGATGAGTGTTACCTAGTCGGCACTCTAGGACTCTAAATCATTCTAGATCCATGGAAAATGGCTCATTACTAAGGTATTCTCTAAAGCCTTAGATTTTCCAGAAGATTCGCGGGTAAGCTATTGGGAACAGCGTATTCCGCAAAAGGGCTATGCGAGGTTCGAATCCTCGTGTGGTCGTTAAACCAGAAAAAATAAAAATGGAATAGAGGTGGTTAAAGCACTCCTTCTTACAACTTTAATCATCACAAAGATTAGTACAAATGCTAGCTGAGTTTATCTGGTTTCTCACTGGCAAACATAGCGAAGTTAGAATTAGAAACGAGGTACTTAATACTATTTTTCTTTAAAATCTAACGGGCTTATCGCTAGGCTGCATTAGACAAAAAGAAAAAGCTCGCTTGCGCAAGCTCTCCTTTAATATGAATTCTTCATTAATATTATATCATATTAAAGGAGTAGCAAGATGAGAACTTGTGAACGTTTACGGAAAATTCAATGGTTAGATGATTATATTGAAAGTCAAATGAATCAATTGCAAAAGCTAGAATCTCAAGCTCTTAAAATCAATGCTAGTCCATTACAAGCTGATAAAGTTCAAAACGGAAATCGCAAAAAAAGAGATGATCTATATGTTGAACTAATTTCAACGAAAGAAGAAATTAAAGAGTATACAGCTGAAGCGATGAAACAGAAACGTGCTTTTAGAAAACAGATTGCAGAAATTCCAGATTTGGAAGCTAGAGGTCTATTGCAGATGGTTTATATTGATCGTTTGTCTATCGATGAAATATGTGAACGCAGAGGCTGGACGACACGTAAGACGTATTATATCTGGCTTAAACGTGCAGAAGCTTTTTTAGAAGATTGAGAAATCAATCTTCTTTTTTTATGTGGTCGCTTTAACCGACCACGTCCGTTTTAATTTTCGGATTTCAAATCCGTAAAGTCATGTAGGGTTACTAATAGTAATGTCGCATATAGTTTTGTCATTTGAAATGACAAAACCTAGTGTCCTACAGCACGGACGGTACCTAAGGTGACAAAATGTAACTATATTTACTGATAAGAAATAAATATAGAATAAATGTAATTAAATATACAACAACTGTAAGTGCAGGTAACTTTTAAAGTGCTAATATAGTAGTATCGAATGATAAGGATAAGGCAGTAGCAATAGCTATTGTCTTTTATTTATGCAAAGAAAGGAGTGGTAAGGTTGCCGATGGTTCGAAGGTGTAAATATACAGGATGTCACGCGCTGGTAGAAAGACCTGCATATTATTGTGACAAGCACAAGCAATATGAGGCTGAATATGCTAAGCAGCGTGAGGTTTACAGTCGTACGTATTACAATAAGCGAGTTCGCAACAGAGATGAAGCGAATAGAGAACGTAATAAGTTTTATCATTCGTTAACATGGACATCGCTTCGCGAGCAAGCTTTAAAACGTGATTGTTATCTTTGTCAGTATTGTTTGGCAAATGGTATCAAAAGACCTAACTCGAGAGTTGGCGACCACATCACGCCAGCGGAAATAGCTCCAGAAATACGCACGGATTTATCAAACATCGCAACAGCGTGCAGAGACTGCGATAACGTCAAACGTAAGCTAGAGCAGGATATTTATGGGACAGGGCAAGGGAACACGCATAAAAACACGAAATTAAGGCTCTCAGTGAGCCAGTGGGCTGGATTGATAGCCCGCAAAAAGAAAGACGTCCGAGAAGGTCTCTAAAACGCCCTGTATCGAGTTTTAACATTCGGGAATATAATTATATTCGAGACGTTTTAAAATGACCCCCGCCCCCTATCTCGTACCAAGGAGAGCCACCACAAGGTGTTCGCTTGTATCACACGCCATTTTTCAGATTTTTAAGGGGTGTCATAAAGAGTTTTGAAAGGAGAAATGATGAGTGGTTAAAAATCCGTATTATCAGCAGAACGATGGGCGTTTACCCAGCGACCCGCCAAACCACTTGGGGACGGTGGCAAGGGAAGTTTGGCGCAAAATCGTTCCGTTTTTAGAAAGCACAAATAAGGTTCAACGCATTGATACGTTTTTGGTTGAAACTTACTGCACGAATTATGAAATTTACAAAATAGCGTACAAGGACATTAAACAAAATGGGATTCAACAGGAAATGAAAAAGCCGATTCAAGCTCAAGGCTCTGGTGAGATTCTCGGTGAGCAGTCGCTTGGTTTTAAAAAGAATCCAGCAGTTGCCACGATGAAAGATGCCGTTGACGCTTTAAATAAAATCGGCGTTCAGCTCGGCTTAACACCCAAAGGCCGCCAGGAACTTATGGAAATTGCGAGCGAACAGGCGGATAACCGCGAAGTTAAAGATAAGATGAAAGAATTTTTTGGATAGAAAGAGGTGAGGAAACATAGTCAACATTGATTTAACAAAAACAAAAGATGTAATCGGTGCTTATCAAAGTATCGATTTTTCTTTTGTCCGCAAAAAATACACGGACGCTGGCACACAGTACTGTTTTAACGTGCTAGACGAAAAGATAATCACTGGTTACAAAATTAAGTTAGCTTGTTTCCGTCACCTGCGAGACTTGCAAAGACAGGGCCAAGAAGACTTCCCTTATGTATATTCGGTTGATGTGTTTAATCGCTTTTTGAAATTCTTGTCGTTAGTGCCAAACGTTGATGACTTGTCTCAAAAACTTGAGCCAATGGACTGGCAGCTGTTCATTTTCAGCCAAATGTATGCATGGCTTGATTTAGACGGTCTACCACGGTTTTCAAACATTGTCTTATCAATGGCCCGTGCGCAAGGGAAAACGATGATTGCTGGTATTTGTCTTAATTATTCGTTTTTAATTGAAACCATCGGTCTAAGTAACAAAGACTTTCTTGTTAGCTCGCTGAACTTTGAGCAAACAATGAAACTCTATGGATACGTTAGTTCTATGATGGAACGAATCGTCGAGAATGAGCCGTTTAAGTCTCTGGCGTCAGAGATTGGTTTGAATTTGTACGCACGAGAGATTAAAGCGTCCGTCGACAATAATAGCATTAAAACCATTTCATTTGAATCTGGTAAGTTCGATGGTAAGCACTTCAAGATGGCAGTGGCCGATGAGGTTGGTGAGCTAAAAACAGATGAAGGAATTTCAAAAATCACATCTGGTCAGGTCAATACTGAAGGCTCTCGCTTCATTGAGATTTCAACGTCTTATCAAACACCTGACGTTCCGTTTCATAGAGAGCAAAAGAAACTCATTGAGATCATGGAACGTGATTTTGACCGTTCTGGTGATGATCAGCTTTGTTTGATTTGGTCGCAAGACAATCTGGAAGAAACATTCCAGCCAGAAACTTGGGCTAAAAGTAATCCGCTGTTGAATCATCCAGATTTAAAGAGCAGCCTCATGAAAGGTTTGATTTCTGAGCGTGATAAAAACATGCTCATGGGCAAACTTGGGGACTTCCAAGTTAAAAACATGAATTGTTGGTTGCTTGCTGACAGTAACAGCTTTCTTGATTTAAAAGATATCGAAAAAGCGGTCATTCCTGAGTTTGATATACGAGGTAAGCGCGTGTACGTCGGCCTTGATGCGTCAATGTTTAGCGATAACACAGCGATTGGCTTTGTATACCCGTATTTAGGCGAAGATGGTAGCCAAAAATGGCACGTTGAGCAACACAGCTTTATCCCTTGGCAACAAGCAGGTTCGCTTGAGGCAAAAATGGAACAGGACGGCGTTAATTATCGTGATTTAGAACAGAAAGGTTACTGTACTATCACAAGCCACCCGCAAGGCCTTATCAACCCAGAGGAGGTTTACCGCTGGTTCTTAGATTATGTCGAAGACAACGCACTTGACGTTGTCTTTTTTGGTTATGACGCAATGGGCGTGTCTAAGATCATTAAGGCGTTAGAGGCTAACACAAGTTTCCCTTTGATGCCAATCAGGCAGCGCACAAGCGAGTTAAAAGACCCGACTAAGTTCTTACAAACCTTGTTTATTGAAGGTAACATCACACGTATTGACGATGAAATCATGCGTAAGGCTTTGATAAATGCAGTTATTAAAGAGGACAACATCGGTATTCAAGTAGATAAGATGAAATCTACATACAAGATTGACGTAGTTGACGCGCTTATTGACGGCTTTTATGACGGTATGTATGCGTTTGAAGACTATGCAATCACAAACAACCCTACATGGAAAGTAGAGCATATGTCACAAGAGGCTGTTTTGGATTGGTTAAAAAACCCAGAAAGCGGGCTATTGGACGAGTATTAGAGGTGAAAATAACAATGATTTTAAAACTTTTTAGAGCGATTTGGGCTGTTTTTGACGTGATTATGTTTATTTTAGCAGCAATTTCAGTTAATTTAACGACTTTTTACCAACAGCACGTCGCATTTGGTATTAGTATGACAATCACATTCTTTTTAGCTGGTTTAATCAGCGAGTTAATTTCTGGGAAAGGAAAAAAATAATGGTATCAGCAATTTTAAATGCAGCACTAGTAATGATGGGCGTATTTGTGTTCTTAGTGTTTCTTTTTCTCAGTTTTTTCGCATTATTGCCTATTTTGGCTTTTATCTATTGCGTAATCGCAGAACTTTATAAGTGGATTAAGTCAAAATTTGATTAAGCAGTGAGCTTTAGAAAGGAGGTGAGAATATTTGCCGATTTTTAATTTTATGAATCAGTCGACTGAGAGTCCGCCTGCTACACAATTCTTTGGTGATGATGATTATAACTTTTTAACGGCTAATCTGACTGGCAACGAATGGGTCTCAGCCAAGCAAGCGTTAAAAAATTCAGACTTGTTCAGCATTATTAATCAATTATCAAACGACTTGGCTACAGTTCGACTAACTGCTAACAAGCGTATGCAAGGGATTATCGATAATCCAACGAATAATTCAAACCGTTTTGGTTTTTATCAGTCTATCTTTGCTCAAATGCTTTTGGGCGGTGAGGCATTTGCTTACCGCTGGCGCAACGTTAACGGGAAAGACGTCAAATGGGAATTCTTGAGACCATCTCAAGTCAGCGTGAATACGATGGATTATGAAAATGGGCTGTATTATAACGTCACGTTTGACGACCCAAAAATCGGAGCTAAGCTGAATATCCCACAAAACGACGTCTTGCATTTTCGTCTGCTTTCTGTCGATGGTGGCAAAACCAGCGTCAGTCCACTTATGGCACTAACCAGAGAGTTGAACATCCAGAAAGCCAGCGATAATCTAACGCTTAATTCACTCAAGAACGCATTGAATGCAAACGGTATTCTGAAAATTAAAGGCGGCGGGTTGTTAGATTTTAAAACTAAACAATCACGCTCGCGTCAAGCCATGAAACAGATGAATGGTGGGCCGCTGGTTTTGGACGACTTGGAAGACTTTCAACCACTTGAAATCAAGTCAAATGTAGCTCAATTGCTTAGCCAAGCTGATTGGACAACAGGGCAATTCGCTAAAGTTTACGGTATTCCTGAAAATGTCGTTGGCGGTAAAGGCGACCAGCAATCTTCTTTGGATATGTCAATGAATGTCTATGCTAAAGCAGTCGCAAGATATTTAAGACCATTCGTTAGCGAGTTGAACAACAAGCTAGGTTGTGACATTGATTCTGATTTATTCCCAGCCGTTGATCCGACAGGTTCGAGCTATATTAATCGAGTAAACGAACTAGTCAAGAATGGTGTTGTTGCTCAAAACCAAGGATTGTATATGTTGCAACAGGCGGAAGTAATTCCAAAAGAATTGCCAGTAGGTGAAAATCCTAATACCGCTAAAACATTGAAAGGGGGTGAGGAAGATGGGAAAAATTGATATTAAAGGTGATATTGTCTCGAACGATGTCGGTGAATTTTACGAATGGTTTGGCATGTCTAGCACTTATCCTAATAAAATTCAACAAGCTATTGCAAACGACGAAGACGACGAAATCGTTTTAGATGTTGCTTCAAATGGCGGCGACGTATTCGCAGCAAGCGAAATCTACACAATGCTTAAAGATAGCTCAAAAAATATCGTCGTCAACATTCAAGGTTTAGCTGCTAGCGCTGCTAGTGTCATTGCGATGGCTGGAAATACTGTTCGAATGTCACCAACTAGTCAACTGATGATTCACAAAGCTTCGGTTTCTACAGTTGGAAACAGCGACGATTTAGAACATGAATCAGAAGTTTTAAACGGTATTGATGAATCAATCGCTATGGCTTATGAGCTTAAGACAGGTATGAAACAAACAGACATTTTACAGCTCATGTCAAACGAAACATGGATGAACGCTAAAGCTGCTGTTGATAAAGGGTTTGCGGACGAAATTATGTTTAATGAATCTGATGACGAGCCGATGTTTGAAAATGCCGTTCATGCTTTGCCGAGCAAAGCAGCAATCAATAAATTTAAAAACTTGATTGCTAAAGAAAAATTAAATAAACAACAAAGTCAGCCCAAAAACTCATTACGAGAACAAAAGTTGGCTATTTTATTGGACAAAAAAGGAGAAAATTAATGGATATTAACACTTTGAACGCTCTCTGGATTGAGGCAGGACACTCTGTAGAAGACCTCAACGAGCAAATTAACAACGCTTTGAATAATGATAATTTCTCAGCAGAAGATTTCAAAAATCTAAAAGAAAAACGCGATAACGCTAAAATTCGACGTGACGCTTTGAACGAGCAATTAATTGAAGCTCGCGCCGCTAAAGTTGCTGCTATGGACGAAAAAGACATGGAAGTTTTGTCTGTTGAAGAAAAAGCAGCCGAAAACGCCTTTATTAAAGACTTTAAAAATCTTTTGAACGGTACTTATCGAAATGCTGCGGTTGGTTCTAAAGAAGATGACGGTACTAATGCAGGTTTGACAATCCCAAAAGACATTCAAACAGCTATTCACGGTTTGGTTCGTCAATACAACTCATTGCAAGAATATGTAACCGTGGAATCTGTTTCAACGACATCAGGCTCTCGCGTTTATGAAAAATGGTCTGACATCACAGCTCTTGCAAATCTTGATGATGAAAACACAGCTATTTCAGATGTTGATGCACCTAAATTAGCACTTATCAAATACGCTATCAAGCGCTATGCGGGTATGCTAACAGCTACTAATAGTCTTTTGAAAGATACTGCCGAAAACATTTTGGCTTGGTTGAATCAATGGGTTGCTAAGAAAGTTGTTGTTACTCGTAACAAAGCAATTTTGGAAAAAATTGCAGCACTTCCAAGCAAGCCAAATATCACTAAATTTGACGATATCAAAGACCTTGCTTTGAAAGGCGTTGACCCCGCTATCCGCTCAACATCATTCTTTATGACAAACACAAGCGGACTTACAGCACTCGCTAAAGTCAAAAATGCGACGGGAGATTACTTACTCCAACGCGACCCAACACAACCAGAACGTTATTTGCTTGAAGGTAAGCAAGTTGTTGAAATTGCTGACCGTTGGCTTGCTGACAACGCAGGTGCTCATCCTCTTTATTTTGGCGACTTGAAACAAGCTGTAACATTATTCGACCGTGAACATATGTCGATTGAAGCTTCAAATGTAGCAGGAGACGCGTTTAGTTTGGATCAAACTAAAATCCGTGTTATTGACCGCTTCGATGTTGAAGCGACTGATAGCGAAGCATTTGTGGCAGCTTCATTTACAGCGATTGCAGATCAAGAAGGTAACATTAAAACAACTGCTGCTGGATAATTTAGAAGGAGTAAACAATGAGCGTCACCAAAAACGATGTTATGTTAGCACTAAATTTAGACGAAACAGACGATACTAATTTAATCCCTGCTTACATCTCATCTGCTGAATTTTTTGTCAAAAATGCCGTTGGTGACGCTGACGGCTTTTTTGAGCAAGAAAACGTCAAGCCGCTTTACGATACAGCAGTGTTAGCGCTAGCTAGTTCATACTATACGTATCGAGTGGGATTGGCAGACACTATGACATATCCAATCGATTTGACGCTAAACAGCGTTATCAGTCAATTACGTGGCTTGTACGCTGTTTATTGTGAGGGGTGATGTGAATGGGTAGAAAACAGTACAAGCCAACAGACTTTAGAAATAAAGCAGAATTTGGCGCTTATGAATCAGTACCTAATCAGTTTACTGGCGTTAGCGTGCCTAAGTTCGTACCAAAGTTCACATTGCATTACAAGCCTCATACACGTACGCTGAATCAGCAATATTTAGCGATTTCAGCAGGTGAAAGTGAATCGCGGATAATTGTCATAAGACACAATTCAAAGGTGGTGGAAGGACAAGCAGTGCGTTTAAACAGTACTGTTTATAATATTTCAAAAGTTAGTCCTGACGAAAACTTTGGATTAAACAAATATGACTTTGTGACGTTAAAAAAATCGGAAAAGGTAGGGAAACAAGATGGTTGAGTTAGATCAAGCTTTAGAAGAATGGCTTAAAACAGTTCAAGAAATTGGAGATTTATCGCTTGCGGAACAATCGAGAATAACAGAGGCAGGGGCAGAGGTTTTCAAAGACGAGCTTGCTAAAGCCACAAAAGAAAAGCACTACTCGAACCATAAAGACCCCAAATATGGGCACATGGCAGATAGCTTGTCTGTCCAGAAGACTGGTGTAGATGGCAGAAAAAATGGTAAATCAACCGTTGGTTGGAAAAATCGTTTTCATGCTCAAAACGCCAGACGTTTGAATGACGGAACAAAGAAATATAAAGCAGACCACTTTGTAACAAAAGTGCAGAATGACAGCACTGTTCAAAAGAAAGTGCTGTTAGCCGAAAAAGCTGAATATGACAAAATCATTCGAAAGAAAGGAGCTAAGTGATGTTAGCGACATTAGAATTAAAGAACTTAATTGATGGCAAAGGATTTGGTGAAATAAGCGAAGTGTATGCAAACAACTTGCCAAGGGAAGTTCAAGAAAATACTGATAAGACAATTGTGCTGCTACGAGAATCTGATACCTTTCTTGGGATGTTTGGCAATGATAGCTTTTACAGCAAAACGAATCAAATCGAAGTCCAGATCTTTTATAAGCTGGACATTGATTTTGATTTAGACGAATTCGAAACACGCCTCATGAAGTGGCTGGTTTCAGAACGCTATAAAATCACAGATATTCGAGAACACAGCATAGATCCAGACACACTGCAGTTGACAGCTGTCTTCTATGTTGAAAACGAAAAACTTATTTAATAAAAAGGAGAATAATATGGCAATTGTCGGTTTAAAACTAGTTAAAGTAGCTCTAGTTGATGCAGTAACACAAAAACTGCTTAAAGGTGAAGAAGGACTTTCGGAAACAGGTATTATGGTTATTGATGAATCAATGCTTGGTACTAAGACAGCGAACATTACGAACATCGAAGGTTCTATTACTAAAATTCCGGGGAATAATACCGTTCAAGACGTTTCTGTAGGACCAGGTTCACCTCAAATTGCTTTCGATTTTAATAATCTACCATTCGAGAAAAAACAATTAATGCTTGGTTTCAAGTCGGATAAAAAAGGTGGTTTTGTGAAAACAGGCGAAAAACCACACGTTGCAGTTTTGATTGAATCTGAAACGCTTGATCGTGCTAATTCAGTGTATTTTGGTTTTGGTAATGGTGTTATGCAAGAACCATCTCAAAACGTGGCTACTGACACAGACACAGCTGAAACACGTCAAAACGATAATATGACTTACACCGCTTTGTCTACTAAAGCATTCAACGGGGAACCAATTAAGAAATACTTCTCAGGCGCATCAAACTTTGAAGAAACTAACATGCTTAAAGAAGTGTTTGGTGGTTATACAGCTGCCGCAGCTGGTGTTCCAGGAGTAGGAGTAGGACACGAATAATTTTTGTTAGGTTGGATTAAAATCCAGCCTTTTATTTTTAAGTTAAGGAAGGAAAAACAATGGAAGTTAAAACAATCGTTATCCCAGAATTACGTAAAAAAGCATTTGAAGTTCACACAAGCATCCGTAACATGAAACGCATGTTCGCTTATCAGCTGGAGGTGGCTAAAGTGAGCGATGGTCTTGATGAAGACGATGTGGTTGGTCAAATCAGCGCTAGTTTGAAAGGTTTGGATGAAACACTTGCGTTCATTCGTGCGATTTTGAATCTTGATGACGATGCTTATGAAAAATTGCTTGATCTTGACAGTGAACGTGTTCAAAAGATTTCTGAACAAATCACTGGATATATGCTTGGCTTGAATGATGAACAACTAGAGGACGCTAAAGACCCAAAAGAGTAAAATCTGCTGGTGAACAAGTCTTTGAACTTGAAAACAGAATTGAAGATTTAAAACTAATCATCAAGCAAGCGCTCATCAACTTTGGTTGGACGCTTGATGAATGCAATGACACTGATTATTACGAACTGATGTCTATCATGAGTGCAAAAGAAAAAGAAGATAGGGTTGTTGACCCATTGTCTCTTCTTTAATTTTTGAGGAAAGGAGGAAATAATGGCAAACAAAATACAAGCTACGATGTCCACTGAAATCGCTTTGAACACTTTGGGAGCTAGCGATTCTATCAAGCGACTAACACAATTAGTTGGTAGTGCCACAAGTGCTTGGAAAGCACAAGAAGCACAATTAAAGAGCGCTGGTGATAGCCTAGGTGCTGCGAAAGCTAAATATGATGGTTTGAGTGAATCGATTACTCGCCAACAAGCTAAAATCGACAGCTTGAAACGCGAACAGTCTGAGCTCAAAGGGAATACTGCTGAAACAGCTGAGCAATACCTGAAATATCAACACCAAATTGACCAAGCCACAACAAAATTAGCTTCGATGGAAAGCCAACAACAAAAGGCTAAGTCTAGTCTTGATTATTACAAGTCTGGTTTAGCTGGTCTGCAACAGCAATTTAGACAGCAGAACGAAGCTTCTGAAACATATATTAAACGGCTTCAATCCGAAGGCAAAGAGAATGAAGCCAACGCGGAAAAGTCTAAGCTTCTAAAAAATTCGGTCGAAAATCTTACTAAGCAGTACAAAACTCAAGAAGACATGCTGCAAAAGATTGCTGCCGAATCTGGTAAAACAAGTAGTGAATATCTCCTACAAAAGAAACGTCTGGATGAAACTGCGACAAGTTTAGCTAGTGCCAAAGCTAACGCAAACCACTTTAATTCTGGTTTGGCAGACTTACAGCAACAGCTTAAACGACAAAACGAGGCTTCTGAGACATACATCAAACGGTTGCAGGCTGAAGGAAGAGAGAGCGAAGTAAATGCAGAAAAATCCAATCATCTAAAAAGCTCGATTGAAAACCTCACGAATCAATACAAGATTCAAGAGAACATGCTTGAAAAAGTCGCTGCCGAATCTGGTAAGACGAGCGAGAAATACCTGCTTCAAAAGAAACGCTTGGATGAGACAGCTACAAGTTTAGCGCATGCTAGAAACGAACAAGAAAAGCTTAACGAAGAGTTCAGAAAAGCTAACCCAACTTTCTTCGACAAAATAAGAGCAAAGGCCAAAGAATCTGTGAGCAGTATGCAAGAGCTTACTGAAAAAGCGACGCATACCAATTCTGTTCTAGGTTCTTTTCGTGAAAAGCTTTCGTTTGGCGCAGTAGCTGGCTTGGCACAGACAGCTATTCAAGGCGTCACTAGCGCTTTGAGTGGCATGACTGGCGAAGTGATGAACACTTCTGACGCGATTGAAAAATTCCAGTCAACAATGAACTTCGCGGGCAAGACCAAAGAAGAAACCGAAGAAGCTACTAAGCTTTTTAAGAAATATGCAGATGATACTGTGTATGATCTAAATGACATCACTAACACTGGCGCGCAGCTGGCTGCCAATGGCATTGAAAGTTACAAAGAACTTGCAATTGCTGCAGGTAACTTAAACGCGGTCGCTGGTGGTAATGCAGATACTTTCAAATCGGTTGGTATGGTACTTACGCAAACCGCAGGTGCTGGTAAACTAACCACTGAAAACTGGAATCAAATGGCTGATGCTATTCCTGGTGCTTCTGGTAAGTTGCAAGAAGCTTTGAAGAACATGAATGCTTACACTGGCGACTTCCGTGATGCTATGGCAGATGGTCAAATCTCAGCAGAAGAATTCTTAAAAGCTATTCAAGATTTAGGCTCAACTGATGCAGCCGAAGAAGCCGCACGATCAACCAAGACTTTTGAAGGTGCAATCGGTAACTTAGAAGCCACAGTTACAACTGGCATGACAAATGTTCTTGACGCTTTCGGCAAAGAAAAGGTCACAGGAGCCATCACTAAATTCGGGGATATCGTTGCCAAAGCGTTTGAGAAAGTGGCTGATGGCGTCAAATGGATGAAAGATAACATAAGCATTATTACCATGGGACCACTAGGGCGATTTGCTAACGTTGTCAAAATGACTTTTGGGCAAGTAGTTGAGTCTTTCGACAAAGGCAAAGATGCGATTTGGGATTTTTTTAAAAAATACGAAACTTTCAGCTTAAACATAAGTGGCGCAGTTTGGCAAGTTATGGCTGACGCTGTTGCTGGTATTTCTAATGGCTTCGAAAGTATTTCAAAAAACATGAAAGATTCCGAATCACCGATAAACGCTTTTAAAAACGGGTTTGAAAAAATCGTTGGCTTGTCAGACAAATTCTTCATGTACATTTACAATCATACTGCAGATATTGTTCAAATTGTCTCAAGTGTGACAGAAATTGTAGGACTATTTGCGCAAGGCGTTTGGGACACTGTTTCAGACGTGATTAAAGAGATTGGGAAAGGATTCTCTGCAATCTTTAAGAACAGCAAAAAATCATTTGACCCAATCTCAAAACTTTCTGGTGCTGTTCAAGAACTTGCAAAACATAGAGATGCGATTAAAGCGGTTGGTTCAGTGCTTGTAACGTACTTCATTGGCACGAAAGTAGTAGCAGGCTTTAATGCAGCTAGTACTGCAATTAAGGCGATGGCGGGGAATATTGTGGCGAGCTTCAACGCTATTAAAGCGGCAGTGGTGGCTAACCCGTTTCTTATCGTGGCTGTCGCTATCACGGCTTTGGTCGCAGGATTTGTTGAGCTGTACAAGCATAACAAGAAATTCCGTGATTTCTGTAACGGTATCGCAAAATCCATAAAAGACGGCATCGGGGACGCTATTAAATGGCTTAAAAACACCTTTGGCAACATGTCTAAAGGCTGGAACAACTTCAAGAAGTCAATCTCAAAAGGGACAGACAACGTCGTTAAAAGCATCCAAAACGGTGCTAAGAAAGTCGGCGATTTCTTTGTGAACGTTGGTAAGACTATTAAGAACGTCATGACCACAATCGGAAAAATCCTGATCTTTGCTAATCCCGTTGTTTTAGGCTTTGCGAAAATGTACAAAGAAAACGCTAAGTTCCGCAAATTTGTCAAGAGCATTGTTAATATTGCCGGTGACCTTAAGAAAGGTCTTGCCAAAAAAACGGACGAAATCAAAAAAGATTGGGACAAGCATTGGACGAGCTTCAAGGATTCGGCTTCGAAGACTTGGAATAAAATCAACAAAGATACTGAAGACAAAATGGCTAAACAAGCCAAAGAAATCAAAGATAAGCACGATGAAATCCATAAGCAATGGTCTAAAACGTGGACAAAATCAAAAGATTTCTTGTCTGATCGTTGGGATGACATCAATGCTGATACCAAGAAGAAATTCGGCAAGGACTTAAAAGGCTTGCTCTTCAGCAATCTGGATGCCATTGGGAATAAATTCCAAGAAATTTGGGACGCCATTCGAAATGGTTTCCGCGATATGTGGAACGGTTTGAAAGACTTAGCTGGTAACGGTATTAATGCAGTGATTGCTATTCCGAACAGCGGTATCGACGGCATCAACAGTCTAATCCACGACTTCGGTGGACCGAAGAACGCAATCGGTAAAATTCCAAAAGTCAAATTCGCGAATGGTACAGGTTTCTTTAATGGTTATCGAAATGCAATCACAAGACCGACGCTTGCTACACTAAACGATGGCAATGACAGTCCAGAGACTAATAACCAAGAGATGGTTCTTTTGCCAAACGGTAAGGCCGTCTTGCCACAAGGAAGGAACGCTCAAATGCTCCTCCCAGCTGGTTCAGAGGTGCTAAACGCTAGTGAATTAGCTATGCTAGCAGGATTGAACAATCGCCAAGCGTTCGCCAAAGGAACAGGCTTCTGGTCTAAGGTTTGGAATACGGCCACAAACGTTGCTGGATCAGTATGGGACGGCCTTAAAGACGGCGTTGACAAGTTCACTAAGATGTTGAGTTTTATCACCGATGCCGTGGCACATCCAGTCGACACGCTGGCTAAAAAATTCAATCCGAAATCAGATAACTTGGACGGAATGTTTAAACATCTAGGGAACGCGCTTTACAAGAAGCCAGTCGAAAATGCTAAGAATTGGTGGAAAGAGCTCTGGAATATGGCAAACGAGAAAGCTTCTCCAGAAGTTCAAGCTGGTGCTATTGGTGATGATTATCAGTTCAAAGACCGTGCAGCCGACAGTGGCGCCGACCCATGGGGCTACTACTTCAAGGAATGTGTGTCATTTGTTGCATCTCGTTTAGCTAATCAAGGTGTTAACCCAAGCTTATTCAGCCATTTGGGCAATGGTAATATGTGGCTTAACGCTCCAGTTCCACATAGCAGCACGCCAAGACCGGGTATGGTTGCGGTCTATGCGAAGAACGGTCAAAACCACGTTTCAACGGTTTCAGGTGTTTCTGGCGATACGTTCTCAGGGGAAGAATACAACTATGCTGGTAGTCATGCTTATCATGCATTCTCTGGACGTCCAATTTCTCAAATTGATACGTTCCTTGATTTTGGGGTACACGTCGCTGATAAGGCTAAAGAAGAAAATTCACCACTTCGGAAGCTCATCAAGAGCCAAGTAGGTGGCATGTTTGATTGGATCGCTAAAATACTAGCGCCACTAAACGGTGATGGAGGTGGCCCTCAAGACAATCCAGCGGGTGGCGAGGTTAGCCGATGGGCAAGCCTTGTTAAAAAGGCTTTGAGAGCTAATGGCTTACCTGACAACGAAGCGTATACAAATGCTTGGTTACGCCAAATCCAAAGTGAATCTGGGGGGAATCCTAAAGCGGTTCAAGGTGGTTATACTGATATTAATACTTTGACTGGCGACCTTGCGAAAGGACTGGTTCAAACAACATCCCGCACCTTTAACGCTTTTAAATTCGCAGGTCATGGGGACATCTTTAACGGCTACGATAATCTTCTTGCTGGTATTGCTTATGCAAAGTCTCGCTACGGCGCGAACATGCTATCTGTTATTGGCCACGGCCATGGTTACGCCAACGGTGGGTTGGTTTCTAAAAACGGTGTATACGAACTCGCAGAAGGCAATATGCCAGAGTACGTTATTCCAACAGACATCGCCAAGCGCGGTAGAGCATGGCAATTACTGACTGAAGCGGTGGCTAGATTTGCTGGTGAAGCGCCAGCAGAGCGCCAAACAGGCACAAGCGAATCATCACTCGTGAAATTGGAAGCAAAATTCGATACAGTAATCGGCTTGCTTTCACAGCTTGTTTCTAAAGGTGACAGACCAATCGTTAATCACAATCTTATCGATGGTCGAAGCGTATCAAATGGCTTAGCGCCGTACATGCACGAAGCTACAAACGCTTATGAACAACGCCAAGCGCTTTTAAATGGCGGAAGTATCATCTAGAAAGGAGGACGTTTCTTTGACAGGTATTTCTATTAAATACAACGAAGTTGATTGGCTAGAAGCTTTAAACGAGCTTAGCAGTACTGGTCGAGCTGTCGTAACAGATGCGAACCGCAATGTTGCAGCCAACTTCAATAACAACTACCAAGACCAAGGCATGCACCGTTACGGCCAACAATTCTTGTACAGCACGTTATCGGTTAAACAAGTATCTGTTTCAATTAAACTTGTCGGGAATCAAGCATTTTTCAATGAAGCAGCTGGTTTGATCGGTAAATTCCTGAACGTCACTGAACCTAAGAAGCTGATCTTCGGTGATGAACCCGACAAAGTCTGGGAAGCCATCGCCAGCGGGCAACCGGCTTTAGCGGTCGATAACAGCACGTCCCCAGCAACTGCTACAATTACAGTTACCTTTGACGTGCCGAAGTCGTACGCCGAAGGGCAAACGAAACGCTTGGTAGATACCGACACAAATGTCGGTAGCAAATACGGTACAATCACGAAAGTGGCTAACGACCACTACAAACTGAAGTTAAACAATCTCGGATCTGCAGTAGCTTATCCGAAATTTAAAATCAAGCACAATTCGGAAAATGGTTGGGTCGGTATTGTCAAAAGTGCTACAGAAACCTACGAAATCGGGAATCCAGAAGAAGCTGACGGAAAGAATATCAAGAAATCGGAAATCTTGTTTGATTACGTTTCTAATAATCGAATCACAGTTGGTTTTCAAGAAGGCACTAAAAACGTTGCTATTTTGAATGACAATTCTCAAGACATTAACGGAACGCTTGCTATCGATAACGCGTGGGGACGTCCTCACATCGCTTTGGCTGATAGAGGAACCGGAACTAAAGGCAACAGAGGCGGTTCGATTACTTGGGAAATTCCAGCGGATAGCAATGGTGAGAAAGGCTCGCTAAACGAGTACTTTTGGTGGCGCCAAATCTTTTGGCTTGGTTCGGCTAATCAGTATGGTTTTATGAAAATTTGTGTTTCAGACACAGAAGGTAAATTCTTGTACGGTGTTGAAACTTTCAAACGTGCAGGCGGTCTCGGTTGCGAATACAATTTTATGGTTACGGATGGCAAAGGTGGGTACCGTATGCCGTTGCGTTGGACGTTTACAGGAACACGTTTGGATAGTCAAAATCCATTTAATGCAGAACGAGGCTGGTCAGATTTGCAACGACGAGACGATGAAATTCAAGTATTTTGGTGGGGGTCTTATCCACGAGTTAGAGTACCAGAAATTAAAGGACGTAAATCTGCTAAGATTCACGTCTTTTTTGGAGACATGGGCACGAGTCCACAAGTAACTCACATGTATTTAGATAGTATCGTTTACCGAAAGGATTATATAGACGGCTGGGAAGATATTCCGAATCGATATCGCATAGGTTCAGTGTTGGAGATCGATATGGCGAAAGGCAAAACTTATCTTGATAATCTTCCAACAATGGATGGTTTGGCTTACTTAGCTGAGCCATTTGGTCTCGAACCTGGTGAAAATGAAATCGATATTTATTTTTCAAGTTGGATTACAAAAGATCCAGATATAGAGGTTAGTTGGTACGAAAGGAGTGTTTAGATGCAAATTTGGATTCATGACAACAAGATGAAAAAGATTGTTGCTTTGAACAATAACATTCCTGAAATGCTTCACTATTCGAACAGCGCATGGCATCCCTACCTTGATCAAGCCACGAGCACATTTGACTTCACAATTCCAAAGTTCTCAAACGGCGAATTGCATGAGGACATCAAGCTTATCAATGATGAATGTTTTGTGTCGTTTTATGCCAATGGCTCTCATCAAGTGTTTTACATCGCTACGCTGCAAGAAGATGACTTTAATATCCAGCTTACGTGCAACAACACTAACCTCGAATATGCACTTGAATACGCTAATCCATTTAGCGCTGGTGGTGCTCAAACGATTGAATGGTATTTAAATCATATGGATTTGCTATCATTCGCAGCAGTCGAGCTTGGCTACAACGAAATACCAGACCGCAAGCGTACATTGACTTTTGATTCGCAAGAAACCAAAATGGCACGTTTACAGTCACTGATGTCGAATTTTGATGCTGAATTTGAATTTAAAACAGAACTTAACCGTGACGGTACGTATAAGCGTATCGTCATTAATATTTATCAAAAGGCAGATGAAACTCATCATGGCATTGGCAAGATTCGAAACGACGTCATTCTTTATTACAACAATGACCTAAAAGGTGTACAAGTCAACAGTGATAAAACACAGATGTTTAACGCAGGTGTGTTCACTGGTAAAGATGGTTTGAGCTTAAATGATGTCGAAATTTCCGAAAAAAACGCAGATGGCATCGAAGAATTTTACAGTCGCAAAGGGAACCCTTGCTTATATGCTCCGCTCGCTATGAATCGCTACCGAGCTACTATGCGAGCGGAAGGACAAGACAACTGGATACGTAAAGATTTTAGCACTGAGTACGAAAACATAAACGACTTGAAGGCCTATGCGTTGCGTACGCTGAAACAATATGCTTATCCGTTGATAACTTACACAGCTAGTGTTCAATCGAAGTTTATCGGAAATTATAGCGATTTGGCTTTGGGAGACACAGTCAAAATCATTGATAACAACTTTGCGGGTGGTTTGGCGCTTGAAGCTCGTGTATCGGAAATGATTATCAGTTTTGATAATCCAAATAACAACTCGATCGTATTTACAAACTATCGAAAAATTGACAACAAACCGACATCAGCTTTGCAATCACGCATTGATAAAGTAGTTGAAGATAGATTGCCTTATCGCATTGAACTAGCAACAACAGGCGGAACTACCTTTAAAAATAACGAAGGTGAAACGACTGTCAAACCATCGTTGTATAAAGGTAATCTCCCTTATACCACTGATGTAACGTGGCGATGGGCGCTGGACGGCGTGGTCACAGTTGGTATGCAATACCGTATTCAAGCGAAAGACATTACTGACACAGCCGTGCTGACAGTGGCGGCTTATGTTGGGAATCTCGAAGTGGCCACTACTGAAATCACGCTAGCTAATATGGTCGAGCAGATTGATTTAGTTATCCTGACGTCAAACGGCTATACGTTCAAAAACAACAACATAGCGAGCACACTGACAGCCACTCTATGGCGTGGGAATAAGGAAATCGACAAAGATGGCACTGAGTTCAGCTACGTTTGGAAGAAAGTCAATAGCGATGAGACGCCGGACGAACATTGGAACGCTGACCATTCGTACTCTCAAAAATCAATAAGAATCACAGAAGCTGACGTATTTAGACGAGCCACATTCTCGTGCGAAGTCCAATATATCGGCAAACGAGTTTAAAAGGAGAAAAAATATTATGGGAATTATCGCGGCAGGACAGATAACAGTCGTAGACTTGTCAGACGCGCCTGTACTGAATGCGTTTATCACAGCTAATAGACCTACAACGCAAGTTTATAGTCAAACGTCTGGAAGTTATAATCCATCTTATGCCTCAACACCTCAAACGTTAACACTTAACTTAACTAAAGCTGGCTCAACAGCAAGCATTGTCGGCGGTGTTAGTGGCTTACGCTGGTATGTTGTGGACGGTGCTAGTAAAACCGAAATTACATCAAATGAAAATACTACAAATGAGTATGTTTCTGGTGCTCACAGGGAATCTTTAACAACTAAACTCAACATTGACCCTAACAAAGGCTCTAAACGTTACGAAGTTTCTGGCGTATGGCGTGACCCTCTAACAGGTCTGGATGTAAACTTTAGTGCTGATATTGACTTATTTGTTACTCAAATTGGTAAAGAAACTCAAGTGTTAAATGTCTATGCGGGCAATGGTACTACTTTCCGAAACAATACTCCTGCGAGTCTTACTGTCAATGCAGACCTTTATCGCGGTAACGTATTGACAAACGATAACAAGCAATTCAAATTCTTCTATCAAGATACTAGTGTTACTGGTAGTACAGCGGCGGGCTACGACGCTGATGGTGGAATCGGTTGGCACCTATGCTCTAGAACCACAGCAGGTCAAACACCAAACGTTGAACCTACTGCAACTACAACATCACAAGGTGTACTTACTGTAACAGCTGCTGCAGTTGTTAATGCTCAAACTTTTAAAGTCGTATGTATTAACAAGTCTGGTACGTTTAATGGTAGTAAGTCTTCTGGCTTATGTACACTCGTTGACATGTCAGACCCATACAGTTTGATGCTCGATTCTAGTGCGGGTAATATCTTCAAGAACCGCCAAGGATCTACCGTGTTGAAAGCACGACTTTATCGTAATGGTGAAGAACTTGACGTAAATGGTACGGGTAAGACTTATAAATGGAGCAAATACGATAAAAATGGTGTCATGGATGCAAATTTTGGTGGTGCTGGTAATGCCTACAAAACTGGTAAATCTATTACGGTTAATGCGACTGAGGTTGCTGCCAAAGCTAATTATAAATGTGAAGTTTGGGAATGATAGGAGGTATTCAATATGATTAAAGCAGATGTAAAAATTGCTGAACAGCGACAAATCATTGAAGTTCCTGTTGACGATAAATCTGATGCAATTCGAGTGCTTTGGAACACATACGGTCCAGGGATTGATATCAAGCGCTGGGTCGAAGATGATCAGGAAGAGGTAAAAGATGAGCAAACTGATAGCAACAAGTCAACTGACTCTGATGAATCTGACGGAACGAGCGGAGATCCGCAAGGAGACATATTACAAGTTAACGAATAGTCGTGATATACCTGAAGCGCCAGCAAACGCACACCGTAATTTTGCACAGGTATCCAGTGGCGGTTGGTCGAAAGCCTACACAAGTTTTTATGGTACTACAAATAATTGTCCTCAGCTTGGAAAAGTATTGACTGCTGGAATGCAGGACGGAGACACTGTTAAAGTGCGTATTGTCTTAAAATATGACAATATCGTTCCAGCTAATGGGCAGACTGCTAAAATTTGGATGCAGGGCTCTGGTAACGTTACTGATTGGGGGTATGGTACATTCCCGAATACATCTGGTGTAAAAACATTGAACGGTAGTGGTGAAATTGTATTTGAAAGCACTGACACTATTAATTCAGGTCATTTGAAAAACGCCTATTGGAACTGGGCATTTCGAACTGATTATGTAGCGAGTGGATCTATCCAATGGAAAGAAGGAAAAGTCGAAATTGGGAAGTCTTTCACGCCCTACACACCAGCGCCAGAACAATTGGGCTGGTCAACGGTTGCTCCTGTTCCAACCCCAACTCAACGTTACCTTTGGAAGTTTGAATATATCTATTATTCAGATGGCAGTGTTGAAAACACGCAGCCTGTAAACATCAGCATAGCAGGTGCTGACGGAGCTGCTGGTCCGCAAGGTCCTAAAGGTGACAAAGGCGATACTGGCGAGCGTGGTCCGCAAGGTATCCAAGGCTTGCAAGGTCCCAAAGGTGACCAAGGTATCCAAGGTCCTAAAGGAGCCGATGGTAAAACGCAGTACACGCATATTGCCTACGCCAATAATGCAACGGGCGGTGGCTTTAGTCAAACAGACCAAACCAAAGCCTACATCGGTATGTATGTTGACTTTAACGCCACAGACAGTACAGACCCAACCAAATACAAGTGGAGCAAGTGGAAAGGCTCTGACGGTGCGCAAGGTATTCCTGGTAAAGCAGGAGCAGACGGGAAAACACCGTACATTCACTTTGCTTATGCAAGTTCCGCTGACGGTAAGACTGATTTTAGTTTAACTGACGGTAATCAGCAGTATATGGGCTACTACAGCGATTACACGGAAGCTGACAGCACGGATTATAAGAAATATAAGTGGGTGGATAGACTGGCAAATGTGCAGGTTAGCACTCGTAATCTCTGGATTCAATCGAAAGCTACTGGTGGTTTCGTAGAAGAAACACTACCAGACAATCACGTCACAGGTCAGAAGAAGTGTTATCGTATTCCGAACAATAAAGAATTAGCTTTTAATATAGAACCAGATTTCAGCTCTAGACTTTATCGTAAAGTTACTTTTAGCGCTTGGGTGAAATATGAGAATGTCGTTCAAGGTGCGAATGGCTGGAATAAGTTTAACTGCTTTAAACACGCAATGGTTCGTAAAAACAGCTCGACTGGTGCAACTACAGGTACAGACCATGCAACATTAGAGGGTTTTGTAGGTACGTCAGACTGGAAATACATTACATACACATATGACTATGCTGCTAACAAGTCATACGACCAGCTTAAAACTATTATTCGTTTTAACCTCGAAAGTGCTAAAAGCGGCACGGCTTGGGTGACTGGTGTCATGGTGCAGTTTGGAAATGTCGCTACTGGTCATGTATGGGCACCAGAGGACATACAGGCTGACATTGACAGCAAAGCAGACCAAGTGCTCACACAAGAGCAGTTGAATGCGCTAGAAGCTAAACGATTGCAGATGGAAGTTGAACTGAAAGCGAAAGCTACTTTGGAACAAGTGTCAGAGCTTGAAACGTTTATCAACAATCTTAAACAAGAGGACACAGACGGTCGTCAAAAGATTATTGAGATAACAAAAGCCATTGAAGAACGTGTCAAAGACATTGAGCCGATTATGGAATATTCCCAAAAGTTGCAGTTCATGGACACGTACATTACACAAGGAAACGGCGGAATGGTTATTGGTGCGAATGAGAGTACGACTAAAGTCGTCGTCACACCAGACCGCATTTCATTTCAAAGTGGTGGCTCAGAAGTGGCTTATATTAGCCAAAGGATGCTCCACATTGATAATGGTGTATTCACAATGTCTTTGCAATTAGGACATTACATCACTCGTGCTCATCCAAAGAATGAGTATGTCAATGCAACATACTTTGTTAAATAACGAAAAGGAGGTTTTATGGCAACAGCTCAATTTAGTGGACAGTATGGACATAATATGACGTTGGAAGTTTGGTCGGCATGGAACAGACCAGATACCGCAAGCAATAGCTCAACGGTCAACGTGCAAGCAAGACTTATCACAAACGGCTATGCAAGTGTATGGGGAGTTACTGCTGATTTGACCGTTACAATCAATGGCGTTTCAGCTGTTGAGCACCCAGCGATTAATATTGGTACAGGCTCATCACAGCTAATATTTGCTCGTGATTACAACGTTCCTCATAATTCAGACGGTACGAAAACAGTTGGTATCAAAATCTCTGTAGGTTTAAACGCAGGCGGATATGGAAGCTCAATGGTAGCTTTTGATTTGCCATTATCAAATATTCCACGAGCAAGTGATATCAGCGTTTCTACTGGAACAATCGGAAGTGCTATGACAATCAATATTAGTCGTAAGAATAGCGCATTTACGCACACAATCAAATATTCGTTTGGCTCAAAATCTGGCACGATTGCGACTGGTGTTGGCACGTCGTGTTCTTGGACGCCACCAGCTGATTTAGCAACTATGATTCCGAATGCCACAAGTGGAATCGGTGGAATAATCGTAGATACTTACAGCGGTTCTACCAAAATCGGTAGCAAGTCCGCACAGTTAACCTTGAATGTTCCAACGAGCATGACACCAACGCTTGGTAGCATTACGCTGACGGATAGCAACGCAGCAGTTAAAAATCTGCTAAATACAGCTAATACATTCGCTGAAATCGTGTCAGACATTAAAGTAGCGTTTAACAGCGCTACTGGCGTGCAAGGCTCTACCATCACAGATTATCACGCTGAAATTGTTAACAAGAACCAATCTACTAACACCAACAATGGCAATTTAGGGTTGATGAAGTGGAATGGTTCAGCACAGGTCAAGGCGTGGGTGGTTGATAGTCGTGGACGTTCTAGCAACGCTGTTACGACAAGTATAACGGTCTTAGAGTATTTCTTGCCAACGCTGACATTCACGGCAATTCGTGGCGACACCAATCAATCATCAGATAAGATTGTCGTTAGTCGAACGGCTAAGATAGCGCCACTTAGAATTGGCAACGTGCAAAAGAATAGCTTTAAACTTAGTTTTAAGACAGCGCCATTTGGCTCAACTACTTATACGGCTGATACTGGCGCAAGCGTTAACGATAAAGTCACTAATACGTTAACGAATTCAAAAGCAACACTTAGTGGAACGTTTGACATTGGAAAATCTTATGAAGTTTATGGCGTGCTTGAAGATGCTCTAACAAGTTCAGGTACGGTTAAAGCACCACCCGTTTCACCAGAAAAAATGGTGATGGGAATGGCTGAAACAGCAGTCAGTTTTGGGAAATATCCCGAAAATGCAAACGCTGTTGACAGCGATTGGGTATTTAAATACAAAAACAAAGACATTCAACACCATCAATTGACTTCCAACGCTGGGCGTTCACCCTACAACGCTGATGGCACAGTTGACTTGAATACTAAGACAATCAACAGTTTCTTTTCATGTAATTCGCCTTTACATGGACCAGCAGTCGGTTCAGTCTTTAATGCGTTCTATATCGCTGTCTATTCGGAAAGTGATAACTACTTATCACAACAAGCTATTCAAAAACGAACCGGACGAATGTTTACAAGAACAAGAGATAATGGAACGTGGACGAACTGGGTTGAGTATGCACTGAAGGACGAGCTAAAAAACCAGATTAATACTGGCTGGCAGTCAGCAGGTTATGCTGGTTCGTACTATAAACGAAGCGGCGACGTGCTAGCGATTCGTTTTGATTTTAAAGGCAACGGGAACACATTTGTATTTGCCGAAGTGCCACCAAGTGTATTTAGCGCACCACAATCTTATATGATTGAGATTGCGGAATGGGCAGTCAGTGGTGCTGATACTGGTCACGTACAGGTCAATGCTGGCACTGGTCAGTTTAACATTTTAGCTTCCAAAAACAATCAACAATACCGCGGGCAAATATTGCTTATGGTTTAGAAAGGAGAATACATGAAACTATCTTTTAACTCAAAATCACAGGAAATCGGACTAGACGGTTCGATTGTCGGAACACGAGTCGTCTTATCGAATAATGACGGCGGTTTTCTTCCCGTCATGCTACCAGCCGATAAAATCGAGCTCTCAAACACAGAGCTGGAAAAGTTAGCGCTGGAAGTCGTCTATCAAGAGAATTTCCCGAGACGTGCTGAAAACGAAAAATTTAACGAAATCGGTGAGAAAATCGCAAAATATGATGAAATGATTGAGAAAATGCAAGCAGCCATTGACAAATCTGAAAAGATGACTCAGTTAGCTACTGCTACATTAAACGAATTGATTAACAAAATGTATCCTGACGAGGAGCCAGCAGATGGTGCTACTGAAGGTGTTACAGATGAAACTACTAAAGAAAATTAAAAATACTTATATAGGAGGAAAAACAATGATGATTAATTATTTTGCAATGCAAATCGAACTAGATTGGATTACTATTGAAGCTGTACCAAAACGCTTCCGTAAACAAGTACAAGAGCTCTTAGATTTGTCACACGCAGGCTTGCAAGACGAAAAATAGGTTTTAGGAAGCGGTGGATTATGAAAAATGAATTCTTCTCGGGTATATTCTCGCTTGTAGCCAGCTTGGTTGGAACGTTTGGCGGGATTATCACTAGTACAAAACTGATTAACTATCAAATCAATGAATTAAAAAAACGTGTTGAGAAGCACAACAACGTTATCGAACGAACTTATAGATTAGAAGAACACTGTAAATATGTAGATGAACGCATTGAGAAACTCGAAAGCGAGGTTGAGAAATGAAAAATTATTTTGAAAAATTGGGAATCAAAATTTTAAAAACGATGGCGCAATCAGCAGTTGGCGTCATCGGTGCTAGTACATTAATTTCACAGGTCGATTGGAGAGTGGTTGTTTCAACTGCTCTTTTGTCTGGTCTCGTTTGTGTGCTGACTAATTTGTCTGATTTGAAGGAGGAAGATGTCGATGAAAATTAAACATTTTTTAGCAGGAATGATTTTGAGCGCTAGCTTATTATTGCAATCAACAGCTTATGCTGCAGTTGGTGACCATGGTGTTGACTGGTCGCGCTATCAAGGCGCTAACGGCATCTTTGGTTACGGTCACGACAAGTTTGCTATTTGTCAGATTGGTGGTGTTAATGGCGGCGGCATGTACGGCCAAACGACATACGAAACACAAGTTGCTTCGGCGATTGCTCAAGGCAAGCGTGCACATACATACATTTGGTATCAAGTCGGAGGAAATGCAAGCTTAGGTGAGCAAGTGCTAAATACATTCTTACCACAGGTTAAAACACCTAAAGGCTCAATCGTAGCGCTTGACTATGAAAGCGGCGCTAGCGCTGATAAACAAGCGAATACTAATGCTATTTTGCACGGCATGCGTATGATTAAAGCTGCAGGCTATACACCTATGTATTACTCAGGTAAGCCTTATACAGTAGCTAACGTGTATGTCGACCAAATTATTCGTGAGTTTCCAAATTCACTTTGGATGGCTGCTTACCCAGATTACAATGTAACGCCAACACCAAATTATAACGTCTTCCCAAGCATGGACGGCGTGGCCATTTACCAATTCACTTCAACTTATATCGCAGGCGGTCTTGACGGGAATATTGATTTAACTGGTATTACCGATAATGGATATACTAAGAACAATAATCCCGAAACCCAAACACCAGCAATTTCTCAAGGTCAACAAGCAGATAATACACCTAAAACAGATATTGCTGTAGGAAACCAAGTTAAGGTTAAATTTGGTGCCAATACATGGGCGACTGGTGAAGCTATTCCAAATTGGGTTAAGGGACGCACATACAGCGTAGCGCAAGTATCTGGTAATCGTGTGTTGTTAGCGGGTATTAATTCATGGATTAACAAATCAGACGTGGAAATCATCTCAGTTTCATCTGCGCCAATTCAAGCGCCAGCAACTAGCACGTACACAGTACGTGCTGGAGACACGCTTTCTAGCATCGCTTCAAAATTTGGAACAAGCTACCAAGCACTAGCAAGCTTGAATGGGATTTCAAATCCTAACCTTATCTACGTTGGACAAGTATTGCGTGTCAACGGTTCAGCAAGCAACAGTTCCGTTTACTACACAGTGCGCGCAGGTGATAACTTGTCAGCAATCGCTTCGCGCTATGGCACAAGCTACCAATCAATCGCAGCACTTAACGGTCTAGCTAATCCAAACTTGATTTACGCAGGCCAAACGCTTAAAATTAAATAAACACTTTAACACCCCTAGCCTTTTGCGGTTAGGGGCTTTTTGTGTTATAATAGATACACAGTAATGAGTGTCTGGTGAGGCACATGGCAGAATATCTTTATGTTGCTAGCGAAAGCTAGCTTTTTTTGTTACAATAAAATTATGAAACAAGGCTTGCCCCTTGGCTCGTAACCGAGTTTACGCCCAGCATTTAGCTGGGTATTTTTTATGCGCAGAAAAACGCAGTAGTGCGCAGTAAAATTTAAAAAGATATCAAATCGCGGCAGTCGTGCCAGATGCGGAGGACGCTGCCCATGGCGATGT